GTTACGGGTGGTATGCCTTACCTTGTTGGGGAGATGGGGCCGGAGCTTTTCATGCCTGGTCGTGGTGGGAACATTGTGCCGAATGACCAGTTGGGGCGTGGTGGTGGGGCTTCGATTGTTATCAATGTGAATACGGGTATGGGTTCTGGCAACGGGGCGCAAATCGGAGAATCCATTGTCAATGCAATTCGCAAGTATGAGCGGACTTCTGGCCCTGTGTTTGCGAGGGCGTAATGGCGTTATCTGTTGAGCTTGGGCTGAGCAAAGCTTTCACCCTTGACGACCCTGTGGCGGGTGTTATCGGTTCGACGGAGTTCACGATTGGTGGGGTGAGCTTCGAGGACATTACGGATCGTGTCCGGTCTGTGTCGATTGGGCGTGGGAAGAACCGTGACCTTGACCGGTTCAACGCTGGTGTGTTGTCTGTCGAGCTGAACAACGAGGATAGGGCTTTCGACCCGCTCTACACTTCGAGCCCGTTCGCTGGAAACATTGTGCCGAGGCGTGACATTCGCGTTCTTTCTCCTGGCTCCGCTGTGCAATATGTTGGCAAGATTACTGACTGGAACTTCAGTTTCGAGCCGAACGGCAGACAGTTGGCATCGTTGCAGGCTGCGGATGGGCTCACGTTTTTTGCGCAACAAGATTTGACTCCTGGCACGGCCATAGCACAGTTGACGGGTGCCCGCGTGAATGCGGTGCTCTCGCAGGCTTCTGTGGATTGGCCTGTTGCGGATCGTGACATTGATGCGGGGAACAGTCAGCTTGGTACTGACGTGTTCGATGGGAACGTGCTCGCCTATTTGCAGAAGGTGGAACAGTCTGAGGGAGGGCTGTTCTTCATTGACAAGTTGGGGCGGGTTGCTTTCCGTGACCGGCTCACAACTCCGACAGTGGATAACGTTACGGTGTTCGCTGATGACGGGTCTGGTATTCCGTTTGCTCCTGCAGCGCTCGATTATGGTACGGAGCAGTTGCACAACCAGGTGACGGTGACTTCACCCAGCTCGACGGCTGTTGCAAATGATGCGTTGTCGCAGACTCGTTACGGGATTGCTGCTATCTCGGTGGATACGCTCATTGATGATGCTGACACGGTGGAGGGTTTGGCGGAGCTTCTGTTGTCGAGGTTCAAGGAGCCTCAGCTTCGGTTCCAGCAGATCCGTGTTGACGTTGACAACATTTCCTCGGCACAGCGCACAACAGTCTTCGGCCTGGAGATTGGTGACGTGTTGCAGGTGAAGATTACACCTGGTAATCCTCCGGTGGGGTCACAGATTGAACGTTATGGGCAACTGATTTCGATTGCCCATGAGGTGACACCGGATGAGCATTTCATCACGTTCGGTTTGGGTTCGTTGCAGACTTCGTTGTTCGTTATTGGGGATGCGGAGTTCGGTACAATAGGAACAGACGCTCCAGGCGTTTTGGGTTTCTAGGAGGCATGGATTTTGGCTGGTGCAGGGTTCAAGCTTTTTCAGAATGGTCAGGTGTTACTGGCGAGCGAAGTGAATACTTACATGATGGAGCAGCAGATTATGGTGTTTGCTGGGACAGCTGCGCGTGAGGCTGCAATCACTTCACCTAGCGAGGGCATGTTCGCGTTTCTGAAGGACACAGATACTTTGACTTATTACGATTCAACGCAGTGGAGGGACTTCTAATGGCTGCAGGCGGTTACAAAGAGTTTGTGGCAGGGGAAACCCTTGATCAGGATGAGATCAATGATTATCTGATGCAGGGTGTCCTGGTTTTTGCTGGGACTGCTGCGAGGGGTTCTGCTATCACTGCACCTGTTGAGGGACAGTTTGCCTTCTTAAAAGATTCCGATGCGCTTACTTTTTATGACGGCAGCCAGTGGGCTGAGTTGTCTACGACCCCTGGGGCTGCTGTTGTTTCTGGAACAACTGGTTCACCTACTGTGGGGACTGTTAGCTCTGGTGGGACAACTTACAATGTGTATTCGTTCACTGGGTCTGGTTCGATTACTTTCAGCGAGGCTGGGTTTGCTGAGCTTTTGATGATTGGTGGAGGTGGCGGTGGCGGTGACGGTTACGGTGGTGGTGGAGGTGCCGGTGGTTTTTTTAGTGTGACTTCTGCTTATTTCGCAGCTGGGACTTCCACAGTTGTTGTTGGTGCTGGTGGTGCTGCTGGCATACCAACTGGAAACGAAGGTGCACCTGGTAACAATGGTCAGATTTCACGGATTGGAGATTTTTATTCTCCTGGTGGCGGTGGAGGGGCTTCATGGTCAAGGACAAGCGCTAACACTGTTCCTGCTCTTGATGGGTTGAATGGTGCTTCTGGGGGTGGAGCCGGTGGGTTCAATATTGGTGCGATCAAGTCTGGCGGTTTGGCTATTGCACCTTTAGGAAATGTTGGTGGTGATAGTGCTAACGCTGCTGGCGGAGGCGGTGGTGGTGCTGATGCCGCAGGTTCCAATGCGACAACAAACTACGGTGGAAATGGTGGGAATGGTTCTGCCTCCTCCATAACAGGCTCAAGTGTCACTTATTCCGGTGGCGGTGGCGGTGGAGCTTTAGTTGCTGGAAGCGGAGGTTCTGGTGGTGGTGGCGCTGGTTCAAACAGCGGTAGTGCTACAGGCGGAAGCGCTAACACTGGTGCTGGCGGTGGCGGAACCAGTACAGGAACATCGGCTGCTGGTGGTTCCGGTATTGTGATTGTGAGGGTAGCGGTCTAATGGCTCATTTTGCGCGGATAGATTCCGGAAACAAGGTACAGGAAGTCATTGTGGTGAACAATGATGTGCTCCTGGATGGTGAAGGTGTTGAGCAGGAGGCGCTTGGTCAAGCTTTGATTGCTTCCCTAGGCATGGAGGGGACTTGGTTGCAGTGCTCCTATAACGGGAGCATGAGGGGTGTGTTCCCTGGTTTCGGTTTCACTTATGATGCTGAGCTTGATGAGTTTGTTGCACCTGTTGTAGAACCTATCGAGGCGTAGATCGTGAAGCTCTCACAGCCCTGGCCTGAAGGGTACACTGTGAACGCTCGAAGCCCATTTGGGTGGAGGGTTCACCCTATAACGGGGAGGCGGAAGTTTCACCACGGCATTGATGTCGCTCTGCCTGTGGGGACACCTTTGACGGCTCCTGCTGATGGTGTTGTGGTGAAGAAAGGTAACGGGCCTTCTGGTGGTGTGACTTTGATTCTGAAGCATGAGGACAACCGGCACACTGTTTATTATCACCTGCAGAAACCTTCTCACCTGCTGAAGGGGACACGGGTGGAGCGCGGTGAACTTATCGCCTACTCAGGGAACACGGGCGCGAGCACCGGCCCACACCTACACTTCGAGGTCAGGCGCTCAGCACGCTGGGGTGACACGGTAGATCCCATGCCTTACCTCGAGGCGGAAGAAACTCCAGAGCCAGAGCCGGTCAAGCCTGAGCCTGTGGAAATCCCAAAACCCCTCCCACCAGGTGTCCCCATAAACAAACCTGAACCGGTACGACCCAAACCAAAATGGAAACCCTCTGCAGCACTCGCTCGCGGATTCAACCGGATTCGGAGGGCAGCCAAGTGACTGAGGAACACAACGACACAACAACGGTGAAGGTGTCAATGCGCGACATTTACCTGGAAGTCCAGCGCCAAGGAAAACTGCTGGAACAAATCGCCTCATCATTGCCAACACAGGAAAGCAAAGTTGAGGACCACGAAAACCGCATCAGGAAATTGGAGCAACGCATGTGGCAGGTCATTGGAATCTTCGGCTTCCTGGCCGCAATCGTCAGCCCGTTAGTAGCGGTGATGACCGCGTGAGAGGATGTTGTGACTGTGATCCGGCGTGCGATAGATGCCTACCTGAAAGGACTGAGGTACATCATGGCTAAACCCTCCTGGAAAAATCGGCGGCGCTACATCCTGGCATCGTTCATCATTGGCGCTTTCATGCTCATCGGCTCCACCATTGCTGCACTCACCGGCAACATCACAGACATCAGCGACCTGGTGACTGGTGGGGTGGCACTGATAACCTTGATTCTTACCAGCTACATTTTCGGTGCAGTGTGGGAAGATAAGTCATTACATAAAGGAGAGAACCCTGATGGATAAACTAAAGAACTATTTTGATTTCGCTGGAGAGCGTGCGGTGAAAACTTGCGCCCAGGTTGCTATCGCCACGATTGGTGTGAACGCTGTAGGCCTGTTGGATGTGGACTGGGTGCAGGTGTTGTCTGTGTCAGCTCTCGCAGGTGTAATGTC